AAAATTTGATCATGCACCTCACTTGGCTGGTAATGTTAAACAAGAAACACGCTTTGATCCTGAATGGCTAGGTTCAGAAAAAGCACAACCTATAATTCATTTAATGGGAGAGATGGTTAAATCTTATCTTTCTATTCCCCCCGCAAATGAAACTATTAGTCCTGAGTTTGTAGGAAAGATGGTTATTGAATCAATGTGGGCTGTGAGCCAGTGGGCGGGAGACTTTAATCCTTTTCACATACACGAGGGACAACTATCGGGTGTGCTTTATTTACGAGTTCCTAAAAGTTTACCAGAAGAATATGCAAGAGAAGATCATTATCCTACCGTAGGTGATATATGTTGGTTTAATGGTCAAGCCGCTACTTTTAGTGGACATAAATTTCAACACTCTCCCAAAGTAGGAGATATATTTTTATTTCCTAATTGGTTGGCTCATGGTGTTTACCCTTTTAGAACTAAAAATGAAGAGAGAAGATCGGTATCTTTTAATTTACAGTTAATAAAAAAAGAAGGAGACCCTAATGTTGGAAATGCGGAAACAGCTAAAAGAAAAGAATTCTACAATAAGAAAAAATGAAATTTAATAATTATACTACTGTTCATGGCCGGGTTATTAAGGCATATGAATTACCAGTAGAAGAAGTAAATGACTTAAATAAAGTATATGAAAAAGAAAAGAAAAATTTATTAAGCCATTCTAAAATTTTAGCAGGTCGATTAAAATCGGAACTAGAATTTAGTGCTCTTCTTCCTACTACAAAAATATATAAAAGTATTGTGGAATGTATGAATGATTACATGAACTCTTTAATTCACTTTAAACTTGTTGACCCTAATTCTAGTGGGCAATTAGCTGTTAGTAGTTGTTGGATTAATGACATGAAAGAAGGTGAATATAATCCGCCCCATACTCATTTTAATTCGGTGGGTTACTCTACGGTTTTATTTTTAAAAGTACCTGAACTTATAAACGATACTGGGGAAGCATCTCATAAATTTAAAGATGGTAAACTATCTTTTACTTGTATTGATGGACAGGGTTGTCAGTGGGTTGAACCCGCAGTAGGAAACTTTTTTATTTTTGAAGCTAGACATCAACATCAAGTAATGCCATTTAAAGTTAAAAAGAAAGGAGACATTAGACGATCAATGTCTTTTAATTTTCACCTCCAAGATAAAAAAAGTAATGGTAAATAAAGATTTAAGAATTGTTTCTTACATTGATAATTTTTTAGAAAAAAACACTTTAAAAATTTTACAAAATGATTTTACCCAACTAGAGTTTAAACCCGTTACTAATGACGATGGGCTTTATGGCCACCGTTATAATTTTACAGAGGAAGAATTTAAACCTTATTCTTTTATTTTAAATGAGGTAAAAAAATATTTTTTTCCCTCTATAGATTTATATCCTTTTGAAGTATGTGTTCACATACGGCATAACCAACATAAACCTATGGTTCATCAAGACCCTTCTGATTTTAATTTTTTATTGTTTTTAAAAGGAGAGCCTTTATTAAATAATGGTACTGGCTTTTATAATGAGGATGGCCAACTGTCTTCACATATTGGGTTTATAGAAAATCGAGCAGTATTTTTTAATGGGGGAAATATATTACACAGTGATCTTCAATCTTTTGGAAAAAGTTCTTCTCGTTATACATTAACTGCTTTTTTTAAGGAGTCTAAAAATGATTGATATTAATAAAATACCTATGGTTCGTGTGACATGGGAAGATGCTCGTGATATGGAAACAGGTTGGCTCGAAACTAAAGACATTCTTAATGCGCCATTAGCTATTTGCCAAGAAGTAGGGTGGATGGTAACTAATAATGAAAAAAAAGTGGTAATTATGCGTTCCTATAGTAAAGACAAGGACGAAGATAGTGGGGGCGGAGCTATTGCTATCCCTAAAGGATGGATAAAAAAAATAGATTATTTAAAGGTTTCGTACAGTGTCACCTAAAATTTTTATAGGCACTCCTTGTTATGGAGGCATGATTACAGCAGATTATTTTAAAAGTTGTTTACGTTTAGTTAATGAAGCTCCTAAACACAATATTCAATTACAGTTTGGAACCGTGGGAAATGAATCTTTAATTACTCGCGCTCGGAACACATTAGTGCAATTATTTATGGATGATCCCGGCAAATATACTCACCTTCTTTTTATAGATGCCGATATTGGCTTTAGTGAAAAAACAGTTTTTAGAATGTTAGATCTTGACGAAGATGTAGTAACGGGGGTGTACCCACGTAAAGCGATTGATTGGAGAAAAATAAAAAAAAGAATTAAAAATAATCCTAATATTGATTTAGATGAGCTTCATGCGGCAGGCTTAGAGTATAATTTAAGTGTAAAAAACCCTAACCATATTGAAGTAAAAAAGGGTTTTATAGAAGTAATGGATGGGGCGACAGGATTTATGTTAATAAAAAGGCAAGTATTTGAAAAGATGGCAAAAGCTTACCCTGAATTAAAATTTAAATCAGATCAACATTTAAACCAACCCCATGAAACTCAGTTTGATTATCATGATACCTCACAATGGAACTATGCTTTTTTTGATACAATAATTGAACCAGAAACCAAACGTTATTTGTCAGAAGATTATGCTTTTTGTCGATTATGGCAGAAAATTGGTGGAAGAGTTTATGCTGATGTGGTAAGTGGTTTAAACCATCATGGAACCTATGTCTTCAAAGGGAATGTAGGAACTCAATTCTTGCCACAAAACAAGAAATAATTTAGTATAAGGAAGCATGCAATTAACTGATTTAAAATTTTTACCTGGTGTAGATAAACAAGATTCTGCTTATGCAGCAGGGGATCAAAGACGTTATGTTGACTCTCAATTAGTTAGATTTCATTATGGAAAACCTGAAAGATGGAAAGGATGGGAATACCTCCCTAACCCTAATGAAACACTTATTGGGGTGGTTCGTGACACTCATTCATGGATAAGTTTAGATGGCACCAGATATTTAGCTTTAGGAACAGATAGAAAACTTTATCTTTACTCAGAAGGTGCAATTTTTGATATTACACCTATTAGACGAACAAGTGGAACTTTAACTAATCCTTTCGCAACCACAAGTGGTGGTGCAGGAGTAACAGTAACAGATTCGTCTCACGGTGCAAGTGTAGGAGATTTTGTTCAATTTGATAATGGAAGTGCTACTAATACTGTTGATGGTATAGAATTTAATAATGAATTTGAAATAACCTCAGTTATAGATGCTAATAGTTATACAATTACTTACTCGTCCAATGCTACTGGAACTACAGCTGCTGGAGGTGGATCAGTTACTGCTACTTATCAAATTAGTGTAGGTAATTCTACATCTACATATGGTTATGGTTGGGGAGTTTTAACATGGGGATTAAGTACATGGAGTACGCCTCGATCATCTTCAAGCGTAACTCTTTATGCCCGTCAATGGTCTTTAGATAATTTTGGAGAAGATTTAATTGCTACTGTTTTAAATGGAGGAACTTATCAATGGGACAAATCAAATGGAACCGGTACACGAGCCGTGACCCTTGGGGCAACAGCCCCGGTTGCTTCCCGATTTAATTTAGTATCATCGGACACAAGACACTTATTTTTATTTGGTACATCTACCACAGTTACAGATGCTGCCACCCAAGATGATTTATTTTTTAGATTTGCTGATAGAGAAAGTTTAACTACATGGGCTCCTACAGCTACGAATGAAGCAGGATCACTTAGAATTGCTGACGGTTCACGTATAGTGGGAGCCGTAAGATCTACTGGTCAAATATTAGTATGGACCGATACTTCTCTACACGGTGTTCAATTTGTAGGAACTCCTTTTACTTTTGGACAACGACAATTAGGTGCTAATTGTGGTTTAATTGCTCAACATGCAGCTATTGATGTTAATGGTAAAGCGTATTGGATGGGTGATGATGCTTTTTACATGTACGATGGTGTTGTTAAAAAAATGCCTTGTTCTGTACAAGATTATATTTATGATGATTTAAGTTATACAAATAAAAATGATATAGCATGTGGAGTTAATCCTGAGTTTAATGAAGTCTTATGGTTTTATCCTTCTTCAAGTGCTACTCAAATAGATAGAGTAGTAGTCTATAATTATTTAGAAGGAACGTGGTACACTTCCACTTTAGGAAGAACTACTTATCTTGGAAACTTTACCTATGAGTTTCCTATTGCTAGTCAATATGATTCTACTGTAACCGCCAATGCTACTACAAGTACGGGAGTAAGCAATACTCCATTTGGGGTAACAGCCGGAGCATCTTATCTATACAATCACGAAAAAGGAAACAATCAAGCAAATGGAACAGCTATTACTGCTTCTTTAACCACAGGATCTATTGAAATTGCAGATGGCGACAACTTTATGTCTGTAAGTAAATTTGTTCCTGATTTTACTGATTTAGCAAAAGAAATGACTGTAACATTAACATTGGAAGATTATCCTCAATCTACGGTTTCTCAAACAACCTCAGGTAATGTTAGTAGTACAACGCAAAAAATTAATGTAAGAGGTAGAGGAAGATCTGTTAAATTAAATTTTGCTACTGATGTAGTAGATGAAACTAACTGGAGACTAGGTTCAATGAAATTACAACTTAGACCTGATGGGAGAAGATAATGAAAAAGAATACACATGTAACGAAAGAAGGGAAAATAGCTAAAAAAGGTTTGTGGTATAACATTCACAAAAAGAAAAAAGCTGGTAAGAAAATGCGAAAAAAAGGTGCAAAGGGCGCACCTACTCAATCAGCTATTCTTAAAAGCCAAGGAAAGAAATGAAAAAAGAACATAAAAGTAAAACAGGTGGTTTAACTGCGGCGGGAAGAGCCCATTTTAAAAGAACTGAAGGGGCTAATTTAAAAGCTCCAGTAGCTAAAGGAAAAAACCCACGTAGAGTATCTTTTGCTGCACGTTTTGCAGGTATGAAAGGTCCAATGAAAGATTCAAAAGGCAGACCTACAAGAAAAGCATTAGCACTTAAAAAATGGGGTTTTGGTTCAGTTGATGCTGCTCGTAAATTTGCTGCAAATAATAAGAAAACATAATGGCTAAAATAACTATAACAAGATTACCTAATGCAACACCAGATTATCAACAATCTCAAATAGATCAAATTATGCGTTTACTTGAACAAATAATTTTATCTCTTAATACTTCTTATGCTCAAGACATAGAAGATAAATCTTCAGGAAGGAGTTGGTTCCTTGGCTGATACCTATAAAAATTCTTCTTTAGATGTGGTTAACACTAATTTAACAGCAGTATATACTGTTCCATCTGCTTCTCCTGGTGTAACAGGAACAGCTCCTACTTTTCCTACCACAGGAATTGTTAATTCTATTATAGTAGCCAGTGATTCGGCTAATACAACTTTAGTAGACGTTAAATATACTGACACTAGTGCTTCTGCTACTTTTGTTTTATTTAATCAAAAAAGTATATCTGCTAACACTACAGTAGAATTATTAGAGCGACCTTTTGTATTAGAAGAAAGCGATATATTATATGTTCAAGCAAATGCCGCTAATCAAATTCATGTTACGGCAAGTGTTCTA